GGCCATACCTTGCCGGGCCATACCTTGCCCAGCCATGCCAGGCCAAGCCACGCCGAGCCTGGCCAGGCCCAGCCGTGCCTCAGGTAGATGATAGTGGGAGCATTGAGGAGAACCTTGCCTTGCCAGGCCACGCCATGCCAGGCCACGCCACGCCAAGCCCAGCCCTGACCGGCCGAGCCGCGCCGCGCCGCGCCGCGCCCTGCCGTGCCGAGCCAGGCCGAGCCCAGCCCTGACCGGCCGAGCCGTGCCGCGCCACGCCCGGCCAAGCCATGCCAGGCCATGTCAGGCTCCGCCTAGCCGTGCCTCAGGTATCCGCATGGGTGGTAGTGGGAGCATTGATGAGAAACCTTGCCTTGCCACGCCTGGCCATGCCGAGCCCTGCCACGCCGCGCCAAGCCCGGCCAAGCCGCGTCGGGGCGCCGAGCCTCAGGTGAGCGATAGTTGGGAGCATTGCATGAGAACCTTGCCTTGCCATGCCCTGCCGAGCCAGGCCCTGCCATGCCCTGCCGCGCTTCGCCCTGCCCTGCCGGGCCGAGCCGTGCCAGGCCGTGCCGAGCCATGATCGGACAGGACTAGTCTTCCTGCTTGCGGCGCAGTGCTGATAGCGTTTCATCGACGGTCAGCCGCTTCTGAGTTTCCTCGGTGCGGATTGTCAGTGCTCTCGCCACCTTCTCTTGCGTCATATGAGCAAGTGTCGAGAGGACAGCGAATTCGGTATTGTACCTCGGCTTGTCCTCGTTGGGGAGGCCGGTATAATCGCAACATTTATACAGATTCATAACTGATCGCCTGGAACGTTTGCCGATGTTGCGGCGATCTCGTTGGGCTGAGCCGATGACCTCCTGGTTGGTGGCGATCTTGAGACCGATGCCACGGATGGTTTGGAAGTCCACGCCATGCTCTTGGCGCATGATGTGGCGAGCGCTACTGAGGTTTGATCGCCGCTGCCGCACGTCGAAGCCGACGGCGGCGTTCAGGGCCTGGTAGGAGACCTGAACGGTTTGGTTGTCCTTCATCTTGCGGAGTTCATCGAGGATGAGACTGGTCTCGATGGATCTCGCGCCGATGGAGAAGGATTTGCCGATCTCGGTTTTCATTGAATGAAGTCCTTGCCTTGCCTAGTCATGTCATGCCGCGCCAAGCCAAGCCCAGCCCAGCCCTGCCGGGCCCAGCCGGGCCCAGCCCAGCCCCGCCCCGCCCCGCCCCGCCGCGCCGAGCTGTGGGTTCAGGTGAACGGTAGTTGGAGCCATTGATGAGAACCTTGCCTTGCCCAGCCCCGCCGCGCCATGCCGCGCCGAGCCCGGCCATGCCAAGCCAAGCCGCGCCAAGCCCCATCTCGCCCCGCCGAGCTATGGGTTCACGATTCCGCCCATCGCAGGTTCGAGTGTTCGAACCGCCCATAGAAGCCGTTGTTGCGTGGTCGGAACCGGCCGATACCGATGAGCGAGCCGGCTTCTTTCAGGTGCCGCTCGAAAACATCGCGGGTGAGGATGTCATCGAGGATGTGGAACACCACATCTCCCGACCATTTGCGGATGATCGGGAAGCATTTGTTGACACGTTTGCCGGAGCCGCGGCGGCCATCGGCCGGCACGAAGAGCCATTCGCCCTCGACTGTTGAGCGGGTGACGAGCGGTCGGCTGCTCTTGCCGTCGAAAACGACCGCGTCCACGACGAGGATTCCAGCCTCGAAGTGTTTAGTGTAAGTAGCCTTGCCCCGCCCTGGAATCTGGATGCTCAAGAACTTGGCCGCTTCAGCGATGCAGTTCTTGAACGCCATCGGGGGGATAAACACATGATCGTTTTCATCGGCGTGTGCCCGATACATCCATGTTCTGGCCTCGTAGTCGCTTTCGTTTTCCTTGTCCTTCCGAGGTGGGTCAGTGTACTTCCGACTCTGGGAGTAGGGTGAGATCGAGCTCAAGCGAACGGTTGCCGTCTTCATGATACTCCTCGTGAAGCGTTTGCCTGGTCGGGAACCTCTGCCAGGCGAGAGGTGTCCGGTTACACGCTACCGGACGAGCGAAAGGAACCTTGTCTTGCCGAGCCCAGCCTTGCCGGGCCTTCCCTGGCCAAGCCTCGCCTAGCCCGATCACGCCGCGCCGAGCCAGGTCATGAGTATTTGGCCCCGCCGCGGGGCGGTCGACCGTGACACTGCACCGAGCCAGGTCATGATTAGTCATGAAAACTGAAACAATTCTCCTTATTCATGATTGCTTCATGCTCTGACCTTCTCAGGTTCTTTATAGACTCCTCTATATATTCTGGCTTGATCTCACATCCGTAGAATCTCCGTCCCAGTTTGATCGACTCGTATCCCTCAGAGCCGATCCCGGTGAACGGCGAGAACACGATCTCACCTGGATTGGTGTAAAGCCTGATGAGCCGATTGATGATCGGCAGTTGCAGCGGGCAGATATGCTTCGTGTCCTCCTCACCCTTGGCGGCCTTGGTGTTGAGTGTGTCCGTCTCACGCACGTCTCTCCAGTGCCAGGAGGCTTCCGCCCATTCGATCCAGTCGTTCCGCGAGATTCCGGGTGAATCGATGGGCACTTGGTTCTCACCTGGAGCAATGAATTTGATCAGGTAGTCCGGAAATGCCCCGCAAGTTACCGTTCGATCCCGCTCCAGAGTCACGAACAAGAGCTTATGTGAATGCGTTCGGATGGCCTGAGCCTGCGGGTTCTTTTGGACACACCAGTCATACTGATAGATCAGCCCGGCCCGCTCCCCCAGTCGGATATTGAGACCACGAAAGTCGAACGTGCCAAGTTCGCCGTTGCGAAGCAGTCCCGGAATCTGCATCACGTGCACCACGGCCACGCGACCTGGCTTGAGCACACGAGTGAGTCCACGATAGAAGTAGCCGAGGTGCAATTTGGCTTCGCCTCTCAGGTCTTCACTATTGCCGATGTCCTCAGGCAGCGACGTGTAGGAGAACAGTGACGGGAACGGCGGCGAGAAGACGGCGAAGTCAACTGAGTGCGGCGGCATCTCGTCGAGCATATGCGGGATGCAGTCTCCGGGATGAATCCTCCATTTCTCATTCTCGGAAAGCAGACTGCACGGGGGAGTGGACGGGACATCCGTAGCAGATGTGACCGATCCGGCAGATGCATCCTGAGTTGCGAGCGATTTCGCTTCCTGGCTGATTGGCAACAATACATCGCCAGGCTTCTTGGCGCGTCGCGTGCGAGTGATCTTTGCCGTGCCAGCAGTGTCGCTGGTATTGCTCATTGAATCGCTCCAGCATTTTTGAAGATCTCCTCTTGCTCGACGGTGTCACGGTGAACCATCGCAGCCTTACGAAGCACGTTCTCGACCATCGGTCGCTCTAGATCCGTTACAGGAATGTGTACGTTGAGTGGCTGCGTTGATCCGACTCGGTTCGACCGCTTCACGGCCTGGTAGTACTCTTCATATGAGTCATGAAGACTTGAGAATACTTGCCGTGTCGCAATCTGGAGATTCAGACCAAAGCCGAGAATCTTGGGCTTCGTGATCAGGATCTTGATTCTCCCGGCCTTGAACGCATTGACAATTCGCTGTCGCTCATCATCTGGCGTTGATCCCGAGATCGAGGCCGCCCCTGGAAGGATCTTCGCCAGCTCATCTTGTTCGGTGTTGAATCGACACCAGACCAGCGTTGATTCGGTTGGCCATGTCGCGATCAGGTCACGGATAAACCGGGGCTTGAGCGATCCTTCACCCTTAGCGATTCTCGCGACCTTAGCACGGGAACCGATGCCGCCGAGGTTGTTTGTAAATAGTTCGCCTGTCAGAAACTGGGCTTGAGATCTCTGATCATCGGTGATCGGAACTTCGTGAATATGAACTTCGATCGGAGGGATGTTGCCGCAATTGTCCTGCCAGCCATAGGTCGCGGGATTCGTCAGGAAAATGCACCAATGCGACAATGAGCGGTAGAACGGACTCAGGGCGTGTGGCTTGAGTTCCCATCGCTCGTTTGTCTGTCCGCGATTCACGAAGTAGCGAGCCAGGAACGCGTTGACCGTCGGGAATGCTCCAAGGAACACAGCATGATTTGCATACTCGATACGATCGTTCGGGGCTGGCGTTCCCGTGAGACAGAGCTTCCACTCCAGGCCGGCTCCCAGGCGCAGGCAGTGTGAAGCCCACTTGCCATAGTGGCTCTTGAGCATGCTCGACTCGTCGAGCACGAGGCAGCCAATATTGCCCTGTTCGACATCCTCAGTCAGAGCGTCATAGTTCGTGATACCGATACGATCGGCGGTCGCGTCGGTTGTCCACTTCGCGAGGTCTCGGGCTTTGACCTGCTCGATCGGCAAAGTATCTCCATACCACTTCTTGAGCTCAGCGATCGTCTGAGGAATCACCATGAGCGGCGAGACGATCAGGATGGCCTTGTCCTCGTGAAGGACGCGATCGACATGCTTGATGAACTCGCCGGCGATCAAGGTCTTGCCAAGTCCACAGTCAGCAAACACGGCATACTTTCGTTTCTTGATCGCAGTGGCCGCGATATCTCGTTGGTAGTCAAACAAGCCACCGATGCATTCGTAGGCCACATCGTCAGAGATTTCGGCTATGCGGCCCTGCACGAGGCTGGCATATTCGTCAGGAAACCACGCCTCTCGTCCTCGGATGCGGTATTGAGGGAGGCTCTTGATCCTCAGGAATGTCCGATAGCCTTCGGTTGTGTGTGTTTCCAAAAGCAATTTCATTTATTCCATCCTGTTCAATGTTTGAAGATGATTGGCCCCGCCGCGGGCGGTCGACCATGACGTGCTACTCCTGGAGCCCGGGCGGGGCCTAGTACGGTCATTGGTTCTCCTCTCCGCATTTCAACTGTCCCGGATCTATCCCCCATTGGGATAGTTGGGACAGTTGGGAGAGTTGATCGGTAAGTCTTGGAATATCAACGCTTTGCAACTCTCCCGAACAACTGTCCCGGTGCCAATTGTCCCAACCGTCATCAACTGTCCCAACTGTCCTCCATCTTTCAGAGCGGGACAGTTGGCTGGGAGAGTTGTAACGTGTTGACATCAAAAGGTTTCCTGATCAACTGTCCCAACTGTCCCAACTGTCCCGACGTCTTTCAGAGCGGGCCAGTTGACCGGTACCCACCATTGCCAAGCCTCATCTCCTGATTGACTGGTGATCTTGCGGGCTTTGGGCAAACAGAGCTCCTCCTTAGCCTCGAAGATGGCATTTTTGCTCACGCCAGCCTCTCGAGCCGCTCGGAAGAGATCCCCGGACATCCATGTCGTTGACTCTCGGAACCGCTCGATAAGCCACTCCGAGGCGACGATTCGTCGTGGTCGGATCAAAGTCTTATTAAGCGCTTGATCGGCCGTCGTATCGACTTCACCCAGCCACTCGATTCGGGCCAGAGTCTCGGTTGGCGAGACGTGATAGCTCAGGCCCTTGCGCTCTGGGGAATTGTTGGACTTGAACGGGATAAACAGCCGCAGGTCGAGCTGCTCAGGGTCTCGGGCAAACATGACTGCTGCTCGGACTGCGTTGACCCATGCCACCCCACCCACGACTCGCGCCATAGCCTCGACCTTGCCGGCCTGCGGCTTGTTGACGTGGGTCACAAGAATGACCGCGACTCGCCGAGCAGCAGCCCACAACTGCAAGGGAGTAAGCAGGGCCCGAAGCTCGGAGTTCTTGTGATCATTCGCGCCTCCGAGATGTGCGGTGGCCGGGTCGATCACGAGCATTCGGGCGCCGCCGAGCTGGGTGTAGGCCGCGTCGAGCACCTTCAGATCATTGAGTGTGAACTGACCCAAGATCTCGCTCTTGAGGAAGGCGATTCGGTCGAGCTTCCCACCCGCCTCGATGAGCCGCGGCACGCTGGTGTCGTCGGGGTCATCCTCGGTATTGAGGATCAAAACCGGACCAGGTTCGAAGCATTCGCCCAGCATTCCGGGGATTTCGTCGCCTTTGGAGATCCGGGCCGCGAGATCCATTGTGACGAACGACTTTCCGAGCCCACCCCAGCCGGCAAAGGTCGTGAGTTTGCCCACGGGGATTCGGTCGGGCCAGAGCCATTCGACCCGGCGTGGTGTGATCTCTGAGGCGAGAATGATGATTCGCCTGCCAGAATCCACTACCTCAGCAGTCTTCGCCTGTGCCCTTCCATTAGCCGCCTCGGGGATAGCCCGAGGCTTCTCCATGCCAGCCGCCACGCCCCGGATGATAACGTCTCGCGCTTCGTCTTCTGGCAGATCACACTGCCGAGCCATTTCGAGCAGCCCGGCTTCAACCTGCCCACGATCTAAGCCGGCGCCGACAAGCTGGCCAAGGTTGAACGCAGCCTTGATCAATGTGTTATTTCGATTACCAGGCTGAGCCGTTTTGACTGCGATACACTCGTTGTCGAGAGCGCGACGAAGGTATCCCGAAGCATCCATCCGCACGCGAGACGCGATGATCACCCACGGATCAAGAGGAACCGTGGCTGGCGGCTCGCTTGCCGGTATCACCAAATTGTGAATGAACTCCGTCTCGACCGGGCGGAGAAACACCGGAACATGAATCAGTCGCGCCATGCGATGCGGACGATCCGGAGTATTTTGGCCTTTCCGCGACCACGTGCCAGGCAACTTGGAGATCCGCGAGGCGTTGTGAACACTTCGGTCAATCGTCACTGTCGTCGAATTGAATCGACTCGCTAGATACTTGAGTACCCCGGCGATGAGCTGCCTTGCCAGGGGATCGTTAGGCAGATCGACCCGATAGAGCAGGTGCCAGCCATTGCCCGAGTCGATCAGAATTGGAGGTGGCCAGCCAAGCGAGCACAAATGCTCGTCAACCTTTGAAGCAATCTTGCCCGCCTCCTCCTTCTCGGAATCGGTTGAAGATGTATCGGCCGGCCGTACCGGGTCGATGTCAACAAGGAGCCAACGGCGGTAGAGGATGTCGCGATCCCTGGCATTGCCCTGGAGATCGCGACGATGAGGGTTCAGCGTCCAGTAGATCCCCGTGCCACTGGCCAGAGCTGTCGTGCCATCGCACACGGATTGGTACGCCCCGGCCTGGACATTGAAGGCTTTACCCGATGGTAGACCTCGAAGCTCGTGAAACTCGTCCGAGTCCAGGAGGACGGCCAGGGCTCTCTGGACCTCGGACAAATCAATGGCCTGCTCGACGTGTGCCGTCATTTCCCAGGGGTCGCTCATCGTCGAAATCGCACTCCATCGCAGGCGGCACACTCACACCAGACACGGCCAATGAGCTTGACGTGCCCGATCTCACGACAGACCGGACACGGACGAACATCTGGCGTCAGAATGGGTTGTCGTCGTCGCTCGGGTGTTGCCGGCTCGGCAAGCTCCCAGGCGAGGTAGGAAACTTTCCCGAGCGGCCTTCCTCACTCTCCTTGGCCCAATCCTCGATGGATTGGCCATACACCCAGGGAAGCCAGTCGAGGTTCTGGAAGGGCCGTCCCTCAGCGACAGACCATGCCACGGACGACGTCTGGACCTGGTAGGGCGCCAGCCCTTCCGGGTACTGACTCACGCTCGCGACGTTATGGTAGGTCTTCTCGCCCTTCTCGCTTTTGACGACCTTGTGGGCGACCTGAACCAGAATCGGCATGCCGATCAGCTGGCGCGGATCAAGCTTCTCGCCTTCGGCCGGCGCCGTTCCGCGAACACCTGCCACAATCTTGTAGAAGGTGCTGTTATCACGGAGCGACCAGGTATACCGTTGCCCAAGAATGAACGGCTTGCCGTCCGCCTTCTTCTTGGCGATCTCGTAGCAAAGGATCAGCTCGCGGCGCGAATACGGCTCGCCCTTGTCGCTCTTGGCTTCATGATGGCCAACATCAAACAAGCCGACGATGGCCCCTGGATGATTCCCGCTGGGGCAGAGTTCATAGTTGTTCTCGCCTCCCTTCGTGCTTTCCATCGTCCAAGGATCAGAAGTGGTTGCGGTAGACATCGGAATCTCCGAATAGGTGAAGAGTGTGAAGAAACGGAATCATCGGATGCGTAGGTGAGTACCGACGTGGACATCGAAGCCCTCGGGCAACGAGCCCAAGCGATAGGCTTCGATCGCGGCTTGGCCGTCGAGCTCGACGCGGACGCGCTTGAGCTCGGCCGGGATGGTCTCTGGCTCTCCAGGCCAGCGAATCGTGGGAACCGAGTTCCGCTGGACGGACAGTTTGAAGCGTGGGGTGGCGAGCTTCGTCCGATTGAGCGCCGTCATCGTCGAGCGCAGGTACTCTCTGAGGCCGTTGCCCCGATTCTCCGCTGCTCGATACAGGGATCGCAGCCGCTCGATTTCAACCTTGTAGGCTTGGGCCTCGGACTCAGCTTCGCGGATCAAGGCCGCAACGCCTTCCGCCTTGGATTCAAGGTTCAATTCAAGCGCATCAAGTTCCTCTTCAATTCCCAGCGGCAGCTCGCCGCCCAACGATTCGATCTCATGATCAATCTTGTCGAAGGCCGCCGGCAGCTCGTAGAGATGAAGCACGGATGTTCTCCTTGCCGTGAGACCGGCCTCGTATTCGGCCCGGCTTTCGATCATGTGTTCAGGCATTGATCACGACACCTTTCTTCTGCGAATAGGCACGCTTGGGACGAGGTCCGAGGATGATGTCGATTTCTCCAGCGGAAAGATGATCTGGCAGACCGCAACGCGTCTTGGCATCCTTCGCCTGGCGGATGCGGAGGATGTTCCGCTGGATCTCGGCGTGATCCGCCTCAACCAAACCGGTTTCGCTCATATCTCGACCTCCTTGTCGGTGATCGAGATGGTGTCGTCGAGGTCGAAGCCGTCCTCGTCGCCGAGGATGTCGACCAGGGCGTTCCAGAAGGCGGCTTCCTTGACGGCTCGAGAGGATGGCGTTTCCTCGGGTGTGGCGAGTCCAAGTCGTCGCGAAAATCCGCTCTTGATGAACTCGGTGAACTCGACGTCCACCTCGACGCGATGGGGATTCCACGTCAGCGGCATCCGCGAGACGTCGTTGCCACGCAAGATCCAGACTTCGTCGCCGAAGCTGAGTGCGTCGATGTCGCAGGCGATCATCGCCGCCGCCAGATTCTCGCGATGTTCCCGGTCACCGGGATAACTCAGCACCGGTCGCAGGTAATCAAATAAATTCTTGCTCATTGGATCACCTCCTTGTGATCAGCCGGTTGACTTTCCGTACCGACGCGTTCACAATTGCCATGAATCGGTTCTCCTGTTGCGGGAGGATCACACCAGCCGGGGGTCTCGCCAGAGGCCCTCGGCCTTTTTCACGTCCACAAATCACACCGCGGCTCTCCGGTCCTCCTCGACCGGTTCGAGCCGCCTCTCGATCTGCTCGCACTCCTCGGGCGTCAGTCCAAACGCCCGCCCATTGACCGGATGACGAGCTGGCCTGATCCCCAAACGGTGAATCAGATCCAGAACCGTCGTCGACTTCACGCGCAGATCTCGGGCCAGTTGGGCAGCCGTTTTGACCACTTGGGACTCCGTAGATAGACACAGCATTAGCTGCCATTCACTCGTACTGTGTAGGTTACTGTAATTCCGAATCGTCATTTGTCAATGACTGTGTTGCATATTCCAAGGATAATTCGTAATGTCATTGACTATCACGATTTACGTTGGCATCAATGAAGGCATGGGCTGGCGAGAGAAGCTGAAAGCGGCACGTGAGGCTCGACGGCTGAGCCAGGTCGAGCTGGCCAACCAGCTCAATCTGTCTCAATCCGCCGTGGCACGCTGGGAGAAGGGGCCGAACAAGCCTGACGTCGTCTGGCTGATCCAGCTCGCCAAGGTGCTCGCCTTCGATGTGGCGTGGCTGCTCAACGACGAGCGGCCCGATGATCCGCCCAGCGTTCAGGAGCTGGCCGTACGGACCACGTTCGAGAAGGTGCTGGCCTTGAACGGGTCTGATGAAACGCTGGCGATCTTGCTCCGTGGCAGCCATCACGCTCGCGAGTACGCCGAGGAGCTAGGTCGAGTCGCGATCAAGCCATCACGGACAGATCCGAGCCGCCGCGACGACGTCGTTGCAGCAGACCGTAAGCCACTTCCCAGACTTCTTCCGCGGGTCCGTGTCCCACTCCGCCAACGGCATCAGCACGAGGTCGAGCTCGACGATCGCCCCGCTCGGAGCCAGCCGGTATCGACCACGAAGCTCCGTCGCAAGAAATGACGATGGCCCATCAGCCCGTGGTATGTCCGCATCGGAATGCCTGGCTTCCATTGTCGGCTCCTGAATCCGATGGAGGATGAGGGGAAAGCGGACCGGAAGCGATAGGCCAACAAAGATAGGATGTCCGGCCGATTCCGGACAAGAAAATTCCGAGAGAGCATGGAATTATTCTTGACACACATCGAGCATAATCTATGGTGGTGTGGCATGAGCACCAGCACCAACCCTCGGCAATATCACACGCTGCGAATCAAGCCCCAGGTCCACGCCTGGCTGATCCGGCTGGCGCGGAAGTGGCAGCTCACCTATGGGGGACAACCCTCGGCGGGGAAAGCCCTCGAGAGGCTCTGCCGGTGGACCGAGCTCGGAATCCAAGATGAGAGGCGAAAATGAAGCTATGCGGGGCCTTCGCGACGGCCCTGATCCTGCTCGCGACCAATCCCACCCCTGCCGCGTTCCTCATCGACAAGATCGAGGTAAATAATCGCCACTATGATCAGGAGGCGGACATCGCGATCACGTTCAACCAGGCGCCAGACTTCGTGGCCGTTGATTCGAGAGGCCGAGCCGCCCATGGGTTGCAGCTGTATTTCGCCCCCCGAGGCGTGCCCAATGAGCCCTGGAACATCTCCATCCTGGGCCGGGTGAATGAGGGTGACACGCTTGGCTCAGTCAGATTCCGCAATGGCCCCGCCAGCATCGACTATGATGGTCCGGACCTCGATTTCCCCTCAGGTGGCTGGGGTTCAATCCGCGTAGTAGTTCCCGTAGGCAGCTGACGATCCACCACCACCCCGAAAGGGAGGAGAAGACGATGAGTTACGCCTGGGCATTGGCGACGGCAGACGCAGAGACTCAGCAACAGGCCACCTTTGCAGACGTGATTGGGGTTCCGGTAGAGGACGTGCAAAGCTTCGGACCAGCAATCACCGGATTGTGCGTCTTTCGTGTCGCACGCCGGCTGAGCACGAAGCAACGCAAAGCCTTGAGCTCGCATGGATACAAGTGGGCTTTTTGGCGGATGCGCAATCGATCGGTTAGCGGCCGGTACACTCCTACGATCCAGGGTTGGCACTGATGGCGCCGTCAAGATCCGAAACCGGAATGTCGGCCCAGCGTCATATCTGGCGGCGCTGGGGTCGCATTATTAAGGATGCCGGCGGCGAGGTGCCGTATCTGCTCGACGATCGCACTTTCAGCTTCACGGCAAGCTATGACCTGATCGGCACACCCGACGCCTGGTGGTCGCTGAAAGCCGAGACATTCGAGCTCGGCGCCCTACGTGGCCGGGTGGGCGTCGTCGCCCCTGAGCCCTCATCGCTGCTCTTGCTTCTTCTTGGCCTCCCGATGCTTCTGGTCGTTAGCCGAAAGCAGCCAGGATAGCGCTTTTGTCGCGCTCGCTCCCCATGATGGACTGGCAGCTCATTCAAGCCGACGCCCGCCGCATCCCGCTTGCCAATAAGAGCGTGGATCTCGTGATCGGCTCGCCACCCTATACGGACCGCCGCAGCTACGGGATCAATGCCAGCCGTGCCATCGAGCCCTGGATCAAGTGGATGCTTGACGTGACCCGCGAGGCCATTCGGGTATCCCGTGGGCTCGTCATCTGGGTGTGTGCTGGCGATGGTGGGGTGAATTACTCGCCTGCTCCCGAGGGGCTTTTGTACCTTGCCAATCGAGAGGGAATCCAGACGCCACGGCCTGACTACTGGCTTGCCAACAAGCCGCCATCGGGCCGCAAGTGGTTCTCCAACATGCTGGAGTATTGCCTCGTGTTTGGCGATCCCCACTACTTCGACCCGGCCCCCCTCGCGACTCCGCTCAAATACACCAACGGCGGGGCATTCCGTCAGCGGGGCACGAACGGCGAGCGCAAGGCGGGGAGCGCGTACCCGGCGCACAAGATCCGCAAGACAGTGCCCAACGTCTTCCGTGTGAGTGTGGGTGGCGGCCTCATGGGGCATCCCCTCGCGACGGAGAACGAGGCCCCCTACCCCGTCGATGTGCCCCGCCGCTTCGTCGTCTCGTGCTGCCCAGCTGGGGGGCTCGTGCTCGATCCCTTCGGTGGCGGCGGTTCAACCGCTCAGGCATGCCAGGAAGAAGGGCGGCGCTGCCTGTCGATGGACATTCGCCGATCGCAATGCGAGCTAAGCCGCAGACGGCTCACCGGTCAGCTCACGTTCTTCTAGGGCACGTCCAGTAGGCGTCGTCGCCCCCGAGCCCTCATCGCTGCTCTTGCTTCTTCTCGGCGGCTCGCTGCTGCTCCTGGCATGGCACGCAATGCGGCGTGCCTAGCGGAACTCTGGGTTTGAGTCGTGCTCTTTTATGGATAGCGATGTCAGTCTTGCCTCGTGCCACCGCCTCGTAGGCCACATCACCCGCTGCCAGGCGAGCACAGACCACCCGTAAATTATGCCCCAGACAATCATCAAGCCCCAGACGGCACGGAGCCAGCGGTGAAAGATCGCACGTAGTCATTAGCAAGGCACCTTGGCGATCGAGAGATTGGAAACCCAGACTGTCGCCCAGCTTGCCAAAGTCGGTGTCATTGAGCATACGCATGTTGCCGTAGCATCCTTCGTGAAGTAGGCAGGAGTCCAGCCTGTCGACGTATCAACTGAAAACGTGGTCGCGTTCCCGAGAATAAATGGTGAACATGAGACAACTTCCAAGTTAAACTTTACTTGTATACCTGGTACCGATCCTATAGCAAACGTCAGACGCGGCGTCGAACCATCGCATGTCAAGTTAATCTGGGACGGAGTGGAGAAGGAAACCTGTGCCAGCCCATAGCATGATGCCTTTGGTGGCTGATATGTATAAGAATAATGATCCGATAAGGTTCCTGGACCAAGGAAACGCCAGCGGCATTCTGGATCTAATGGCGTGAGCCGAACAGTTTTCGTCTCCGGACTGCCACACGTCGCTGAGAGCAAGGTAGTCGGCAAACCTCCGAATGTTGGCGTGACCGGCGTGTAGTCAAAGGTTAAATCAAGGCAATCGCTTAGTGCGATGCATCCCTCAAAGCAAGAACAAAATGCAGGCTCGCAGCACGGGCAGCCGGGATTGTGCTTCTTAAACGGAGGCATCAGGGGCACGCCTCGACGTCGACCACCCACCGCCCGTCGATCTTCTTGACCTGAATCAAGGTGCTGGCCGCCACCGCCGCCGGCATGACGTTGTAGACCGTGTCCGTCGTGGACCCCAGTTCCCATCCCCCGGTCACGTCATCGAGGAAGGTGCAGGTCGCGGAACCTGGCGTGAGGTCAGTCCCATCCCATGTCGCCGCGGCGATGCCGCTCCCACCTGTTTCCGCGATACCTGTCTGAACCCCCACATCGCCGCCGCCGCCGAAAGTCATGGTGCCGTTGAGCTGGTGGACGGCGTTCTCGAGCCGCACCATCCGGCCCTCGTTGTCGCCCACCCAGCGACGTAAGGCCTCGAAGCGTTGCTCAAGTATGGTCAGACGGTGAACGGCTGGACTCATGGGTGGTTACATCGAGGGCGTGCCGAAGTTGGGCGTGCCGAAGTTGGGTGTCGCGATGTTGGGCACCCCGAAGTTAGGCGCGAGATTGCGACCGAGATAGATGCCAGGCGGGATCAGGAACACGCCACTGTCGAGCCCGAAGAGCATCTGGCCCCGTTGCGGCCGCTCGTACTCCGAGGACGTGAACGGCGTACGGCGAGTCGAACAGTGCAGTTCGAGCCGGTATTTGGCTCCTTGGCCGTCCTGCCACCGCAAGGCCGTCTCGACCACGGGCAGCGTCGTCGACTCATAGCCCACCGTGTAGGCCGAGCCGGCCAGCCGTACGCCTCGGCCTGGTGTCAGGAACGTGGAGTCGAAATACAGGAGAGGGATGGTCGCGTCGACCGTCGTGTCCTTGACCGCGTCGAGCATCTCACGGGCATAGGCCAGCATGTTCGCTTCATTAGCCGGATCACGCCATTCCGGACAGGTGATCGTGAGTGTGCGGGCCAGCCCTTCCACCGTATAGGCGGAACCCTCGTAGTTCTTAGTTGGCCCTGCGGTATCAGCCGGCAGAGTGACCGTGAGCTCGCCCGTCGCCACCGGGAGGAAGGCTCGGACATCAGATGGGATGCCGTCCGTCGAGGCCCCGCCGATCTCCAGGTTGGCCCGCGTGCCGTAAAACGTGACCGAGGGCCGCTCGAGAAGGATCGTGCCGGTGTCATAATTGATCGAAACACCGCACGTCGAGGTAAAGTAGGGTGGCGAGCCGTCAGACGACCAGAGAATCTCGACCACGGGCGTGGAAGTCATCGCCGCCGCGTTGCCGTTGGCATTGGTCAGCGGCGCCGGGAATGTCGCCTTGGGTCTCAGGCGAGCCCGACAGTCGTCATCCGTCACGAGGTAATTACGCCAGACCTGCGAGGCCCCGCCCGCAATGCCCTTGATCGTGTAGGTGTCGTAGTCCAGGGACGGCAGCTCGCGATCCATCGTGAGCGTCGAGGTGCCGGCGGCAGCGAGGGAAGTATTCGTCGTGATCTTACGGATCACACGATGGTTGATCCCCGTCCCGGTCTCTTCGACGAGCAGAATCACGCCTTGCCGGCCCGAGGATGTCTGGTCCCAATAGTTCGCCGCCCATGTTTTCAGGTTGTCGGTGGGGTTCACCACGACAGTCGTGGAATCCGAGACCGTGCACGACCCCACATCCGCGGAGCCGTCGACGCCTTCCGGGTTCTCAAAGTAAGCCAGATTCCAGGCGGCTTTGGCGGCCGTGTTATCCAGGGCGCCATAGGCGAAGTTCTCGGCCAGGCCGCCATCGCTGAGCGTGAAGAGCTTCATCTCGGCGTAATCAGTTCCCCGCACCACGATCCGCGTCCAGCAGTCCTTGACCGTCTCCGCGAACCGGATCGCCCCCGTGTCGATGATGCTTGCCGCCTGATCAAACGTGAGCGTCGTGAAGTTGGGATAGCCGTCCGTGTTCGTGCCAAACTTGCGTTGATCGTAGAACCGCAGAGTACCATCTCGCACATCGAGCATATGGTTCGGCGCCAGCGACCGAAGCGAGCCCTCGATGGCTCCCAGAGCCTTTTCCCCTCCCACAGTGACCGTGTGAGGCGGGATGTGGGTCATGCGGACCAGATCGCCAACCGTCGAGCTAGGCAACGGCGAGACGTAGACAGTGGGCGGCGACGTGTAGCCGCTCCCCCCATTGGTCACCGTGAAGCCCGTAATGGCCCCGCCAGACACCGCTGCCGTCGCCGTGGCTCCCGTACCACCCCCACCCCAGAGAACGACTGTAGGGGCCGCTGTGTAGCCTGTGCCGGCCTCGACGACCGCGATGCTTGAGACATTGCCCGTGATAACCGCGGCCTCTCCCGAGCCGCCAAAGCCGTAGGAGGAATAATCGCCGATCCCGAGGGTGTCGAGATCTTCGGCCAGCGTGGGGTCGTTCAAGACTGACAGCAGGATCTGGCCTGCCGTCCTGCCGGCTCGGTCCGCCCGGTAGTTGAGCCAGTCATCGGGATCGGCGTTGAAGATGTGCGTGTCGCCGCCCGTGTTCGTGTTCGTGATCGGGACCGTGTCGCCCTGAGCCCGCAGACCCTCGGCCTGGTAGGTATGGCCCCAACCGAAGGCTGTCCACGACCACGAGCGGGATTCGCACTTGCCCTTGAAGATCGAGACGAATCCAGCCCCGATGTCGTACTGAAGCTCGATCGGCTTGTTCAGGAAGGGATCAGGCGTGGATCGAGGCACGATGGCCCCACCCATGGCATGCCAGGACAGTCGTGGCACACCTTCCCGCGAGTACGGCACGAGTTCGAGGAACTGAACCGTCGGTTTCGGTAGCGTGTACTCGACACTGTTGACCAGGAGTTTCCAGGCGGGATCGGTCGCGCTCGGCATCAGAACCTTCCGTTATTCTGCATCGCCGCCGGATTCTCCAGGCTTTCCCGCAGCATCCGCATATACTGGGCGGCTGAGTTAAACTGCGCGTCGATCCGGTTCTGACGCATCGTCAACTCTCGCATGAGCTCCAACAATGCCTGATTCACGACCGCGTAGGAGACTTCATTGGGCAAGCCGGTCTGAGACTTCAGCATGGCGTTGACCGCGTAAACGGCATGCTGATCCGCCCCTCGCATCGCCAGGTTGCCCTTCAGGATCTCCATGATCCCAGGATTGTTCTGAAGGAAGTCCTGAGCGCCTCTACGCGCTTCGGCTTCTCGTTCCCGATCGGCCTTCTCCTTCTCCCGTTCCGCCTCCTCCTTCTGCCGCTCCGCTTCCCGCAGATCCTTCCGAGCCTGCTCGGGTGACACCGCCATTGCTCCACCGCCCATGAACATGCCCATCGCCATCTGGGTCGCGAAGTCTCGCCCGACACCCCCCATCATCCGCTGTTGGGCCGCCGCCGCTCCCATCCCCGCGATCTCGGCGCCAAACGCGCTCCGGCCGAACCCGCGAGTCGTGCCCAGCAATCGCTGGAGCGTCCTCTCGGCGTCCTGCTGGGCCCCAATGCCCTCCCTGCCCATCGCCTGATTGATGAGCGTTTGAGCCACCTGCGTCTGATCCCCGGCCGGGAACCTGGCACCAAACCTTGCTTTGATCTCTTCCTCCAGAGCACGAGCCAGATCACGAATCGCCCCCTCGCCACCCACCTTCCCAAACGCTTCCGCGACTCCCTTGGCCCGAGCCGCCTGTTCGGCTCCAGGCGCTTCTACTAGCTTGGCTCGCTGTTCCCGAAGCTGCTTCTCGGCCTCGACCATCTTGTCCATCTCTTCACGAGTCGTGGCAATGGCCTTGCCAAGCTTCTCCATGTTCTGAGCTTCGGTCTGAGTCTGGTTCTGGCTCCAGAGCTTCGTGAGATCATCCCAGTGCTCGACCAGTTGACTAATCGCAACCGCCGCTAGGCTCGCCACACCAGCCAGACCTGGCCCACCACCCAGAGACATGACCAACATCGGAATGTTGTTCAAAATGCTTCGAACACCATATTGAGCATCCTCGATCGCTTGCGAGAGATAGAGCACGGACATGCCAGCCGTACGCATTCCTTGCGACAAATTCTGCCTGGAAACCGTGTCCAGATTCTGGAGCTCGACCTTGAGCTTGTTGACCTCGACAGTGGCCTCAGAGAATTGTCCCTTGCCAAGCAACTCTAGAATGAGCCGAACCCGTTCGTCCTGGACGGCTGCCATCACACCACCTCAAGAAAGATGAGACCCATGAAACGCCTCGCTCCCTGGCTCGGATGGTTGACCGCCGCTCTGCTATGCGTCGCAAACTTCTGGCCTCGCCCGGCCGAAGACATCGAAGCCAAGTCACTCACAATCCGAGACGCAAACGGGAAACGTCGCATTACCCTGAACATCGCGGAAGATGGGCAAGCCATGTTAATGGTGCGAGGCAAGACGGGCATGGCCCGCGTGGCACTCTCGGCTCTCGATGAAGGCAAGTTGCAATTCATGGATTCCGACGCCTATCCCATGTCCGGGTTATGGGGTTATCCAAACGGCCACTCGTTCTATGCCTACTCGCCCAAGGATGTGAATCAACGCTGGATCTTCGACTTCGAAGCTGGGCGCCAATACGAAATGGCCCAGCTCACGTCAGCGTCACCGTGAGATCCACCGCGGCGGCCGCATCCCAGCGATTCGCCAACGTCAAGGTCTGCATGTACTCGCTCTCGTTGGGCACGGCTCTTGACCATGGGCGGAGCAGATTCTTCGTCTTGTAGTCCAGGAGCAAGGTCTTCACGCCAGTGTCGAGCTTGATCAGGACTGTCTGCGCAGTCATGTTCCGCCACGAGGCCCGATCATCGGGCGTGGCCTTGTACCGCAGATCAATCTCGGCCTGGCACGAACGACCCACCCAGCGATAGGTCGAGAGGAATCTGGACGTGTAGAAGTTAGGTGCGAATGTGTTCCGGCCGCGCAGCCGAACGCCAGAACACGAGGTCTTGCGTTCCACTCCGCCCACCGAGACCGAGCCGGTCCCCGTCGCCAGATGGCTGAAGAGCCACCAGTCGCAGGGATAGTCCGTCTCGGCCGGCGCAGGGAACTCGGTCGCGTCGGGATCGATCGAACTATCCCAGGGATTGCCCATCGCCCGGATGCCGGTCATGGCACCCGAGAGGTTCCAGACCCGCCCATCCCCGGTCTCCGAGGCCGTCAGTTCCCAATCGTCACACTTGCAGCCGCGGTAGACCTTGCGGTCATAGGTGGCTCCGTCCTCCTTCAAGACCGCCTCGTAGAACGAGAGCGAGGCGTAGTCGCCCACCGGCATGACCACCGAGGCGTCGGTTGTCGTCCAGGGCGTGGTACGGCCTGAGTTGATCCCGGTGATGGCCCACGGCAGCAGAATGTCAGACCAGACCCCCGGCGCCAGGCGGAACGAGAACCCGCCCTTGACCGAGGTGGAATCCATCGCCGTGCAGGACTCGATGGCCACGCCGCCGCCATACATGACGGGAAGCTGAACCGGCTCATCAATGACCGTGAACGCGTTGTCACGATCGAGCCGGGCGTAGAATTTGTCAGTGCCGAGCACGGGCGTGGTCTTGGCCGTGCCGTAACTTGACTCGATACAGACCATCACAAAGCGTCGTGCGGCCATCAGTCCTCCTTCGCTGATAGGGGTTCTTCCACCAGCTCGCCGCCGAAACGCTTCGACGCGGCTTCGAGCCGTTCGTCGGGTGAGCCCGAATCGGGGCCGATGTGTTCCTCCAGCACTTCCGCCAGACTCGTCGGGCCAAACCAGTGCCCATCCTTGTCGATCCCGATCGGGACTTGCTGCGTTCCATGCCACCAGACGCGCAGCACTTTCTGGGTCTGTTCCTTCATGGGTCGATCGTCCTCAGGTCAATCTTGATCTGCCCCGCCCCGATCAACATCGGGCCATCCAAGTCGTCCTCGACCAGGCCGAACGCCGCCTGGGTGAACTCCGGCTCGCCCGTGTCCGCCCCCTCGGCCGTGAGCGAGGATCGAACGTGAATCCGCCGCTCCTCTCCGAGCTCCGTATTCCGTCGCGGATAGAGTGATCGCCGGATCTGGTGATAGAGATCGAGCAGGTCGTCGGCCTTGGTTCCCTGCACCGCCATTCCGACATGAATCAGGAGTGGACCCAGGAAGCCCGATGGCCCGTAGAACTCATCCGGCCCCTCGCTGGGCACGAGCGAGATCATCGGACAGATGTTGGGCGCCGGTTCGAGCCGATCATCCGGCGAGCCCTCCCAGACGCACCATTTCTTGACCACCTTCTTGAGCTGGGGATCAGCCTGAATCAACGCGACCACCTTGCGGAAGACGGCCGTATGCGGAGCTGTGGGAATCCCGAGGCCGTTCATACAGGCTTCTCCAGCAGAAGCTTGGTCCACTCCGCAACAGCCGCTCGGGATTGCGTCACACCCCATTGCCGCAAACCAGCTAAATCCCGCTTAGGCAAATCATTCACGCCTCGGAAATGAGCCGAGAGGAAGGGTATCCCCCTGGGTGTAAGCACTCGTAGCCAGGCTCCCGTGGCGTGATAGCGTCCCTCACCCAGCTTGCCATGCGACGTGAAGTAATGCGTGATGACGCGGGAAGCTTCAAGCCGAGGTGCCAGTGGTGGTCCGGTCAACTCTTTGTAGACCCACCTGGGTAGGTTGCCATGTGCCAAAAATGCTCCTTTGCCGGCCGCTCCACGGATCAGGCGGTTTCGACCCGCCCATGCCCGCCGATCCACCGTGCCGAAGCCGTGGAAGGCCGATCGCGCTGCCGTAGCAGTTCCCGCACCCGAGTTACGATAAGAAGTCGGAGCAAGAGGCATCCCATGCCGGTCGAGACCGGCCAGTACGCCTATCCGGTTGTCCTCAACCAGGATCTTTTCCCACTCTTCAAGCAAGGGAGTGATCTCGGCGTCCTTCAGTTCAGCCACCTTGTCAAGCCGCCGATTGATCCGCACGATCCCGCTGAAGTCGGTATTGGCCATCACCGCCTCCCCCGCAATCGAGCCAGACCGGTCGGCCCGCCACGGCGCGAGAACTGCCGAAAGCCCGTCGATGTTCCCTGCCGTATGGCCGATTCGAGGGACTCCCGGCCCGCTCCTGGTCCAAGTACCGCCGTGGCGAGCTGCCGGAGCTGCCGCTGTTGCCGTTCCATCTCCGCGGCATCCTCGGGCGTCAGGCGTGGCCGCGTGATCAATTCGAGGATGTCATGCGTGACACGAGCATGGGTGGGAACCTCAGGCTGGGGGATATTCTGAACCCCCCATTGAGTCATCACGTTCGCGATCGCAGCCAGTTCAGCCGGAGAGAACCCCCGCACGTCACGAGCGGGCACGCGACGAAATCTGCCCCCGAACCGTTGCGTGAACCCGATGGCATGGCGTGCGAGGATTGCTCCCCAGTAGTGCCTTGTGTGGAAGTCATACCGCCAGTAGAACCAGACACCTCGCCCCGGATAGACCTTCCACCGCAGATATGATCGCGTGCGAGAGGAGCCCTGGACGGGCGTTAGCGGAGGCGCGTTCGGCTGAGCCCGCCCCATCGGCGAGTAGGGCGGCTTGCCGGTGACCGGATTGATGTTTCGCCGCCGAGCCTGACGTGTCGCCTCCGCGATCGGCACCAATGGGTTGCCAAACCGATCAAGTCCTCTGGCCCGCGAGGCGTCCCAGATCTTCTCCGCCACCCTGCCGGCCTGGTCGAGCGCTCGTCGCTTGAGACGCACGCCGGCCTTGGCCCAGCCAGGATGTTTTGTTGGGAGCACGGAGAGCGGCAGCCAGAATCCCCAGCCGCCGCCTGGCAGCAGTTGTGCGGCCATCAAGGCTGGTCCTTCTTACGGTGTCTCAGGAAGTACGTGCCCGGCTCGCTTTCCTCTTGCTTACGACGCAAGGGCTCAGTGGCGAACCAGCACTTGTCACACAACATCAGGTTTGTCCCCGGATCGTAGCGTGTCGCTTGGCTCTGGCACTTGAAGCACCGATGACCCTGCCTGACATGGAATCCCATCGGTTCACCCTCGCAACAAGGGAACCTGACTCATGTCGATCACCACATCCCCCAGCGTGTCATCATTGGTGTCGATCTCTGCTGTGATCATCTTGGCCATGTCATCAGCGGCCGCCCGGTACTGATGGGCAAGCACCTGATAGCTCGTCTTGTCCCGCGAGCCAACCTGACACTCAAGCAAGAGCGAGATCGCATAGAGAGCGTTCGCTCGCCGAATCGGCCGAGTCAGAATCAGATGATTCGCGTCCAGCTCATCCTGGAGCCATTGGTTTCGTCCCAGCCCATGCCTTGTGCCAAGGTTGGGATCGAAGGAGCCTGAACTACGTGGCGAATGCCGTTGGAGAAGAGAATCCCACCACTCCCTCGCCTCGTTCCGCTGCTCGGCAAGATCCGATTGCATGCCGGGACTGCTGGCGATCAGATCCGCGATCCAGGGACAGACATTGGCGCAATCCTGGTAGCTACAGTAGGTCGGAAGCGGCTCAGTCGCGACAGTCGGAGCCCCGAGCACTTCAAGATGACACTCGAAAGCATCATAGGTCTTACCAGCCTCGGAAAGCGTAATGATCAGTCGATAGACAGCCGGCGTCAGATCAACCGGACACGTGATGATGGCACGGAGCCTCCCGGTGGGCGGGTCGATCCACTCCACGGAGCTGGATGGCAGTGACGCCGGGGCCTCAACATCACCCGTATAAACCTCAAGCGCCAACGTCTCTGAGCCATTGTAGATATTAAGGATCGGATCATCGTGGAAATAGGAGCCGTCCGGCGCGTCGGCCTTGTAGCGCAGCGTGATCCGCTTGCGAATGGTTCGCCCCTGCCGAACCTTCCAGCGTTCCATTTACTCATCCTCCGAAGTCGATGCGTATGCGGTGACAAGCTCATCCTCCGAGGTCGAGGCGAACGCCGACGGCCTGGTCAGGATCGGCTGCTCGCCACCTGTGCCCGGCCAGAAGGAGGCCGAAAAATAGGAACCAGGAAAGTAACTTTGAGGAAACATTGATCAGCTCGGAAGATTGAGAGTCACCGCAGTACGATTGCCGTCGCCATCCACACTTGCCGTGATCCGAGTCGTGGCCGGATTGCCACCCGCCATGATCGAGATCGAAGGACTCGTGGCGCCGCTCAGAACACCCGCCGTCGACGCCAGAATGGGCGCAAGAGCCTGACGAGCGTTGATGCCCGTCTCGACCTGGATCAGATCGAGGCCAGCCGCGGCGAGACTGTAGCCCGTCTTGTCGGTCACGATGACGGGATCGGTAACAGTCGTGATCGTGCCCGCGGAGACAGTATCGGTGAGCGTCACACGCGCGACATGCCCCGAAGGGTTGATCCCGAGAGATTCAAAGTTTGCCGGGAAGGGCTGCGTCAGACTCAGGTCATCGATCTTCTGGGGTTCGCCAAACTTGATGTGCGAGCTTGCCGTGGGCGCGGTGCCAATGGTCGTGTAGGAGAGCGTGAGCGTGCCGGAGTTCCAGCCCGTCACCATCGCGACCTCGGCGACGGCGGCACCGTCCAGGAACTTGACCGGGCGCGGCGGCGTGGCGGGGTTGAAGCCGGCCGGCAGGCCCGTAGCCGATAGGACGCACGAGGTCGTCGTGCCAGATGTCACCGTCGCGTCGAAGCCGGTCTCCGAGAATCCGGCCAGCGCCCGCTGATCGGCCGGCATCGCGCCGGCAAGATGCGTCATGAGGGTCACGCCATCGATCTGCACGACATCAGCGGGAATGATGGGCGGCAGGTTCACATCGACGGGATTCGTGACCGATTCGGTCGCAATCACATCCGGGATCGTGGCACCCGTATGAACCTCGGCTGTCAGGCGAACCTTGCCGGACGTGTCGGTGTAGAGCTTATTAGCCGGCGTCAGCAGGATCGCGGCAGCACTGGCGGTTGCCGCCTCGGCGGCGATCTGATCGATCACGGCCTCGGAGAGTCCAACGACCGTCAATGCCGCCGAGATTGAGCCGGCCGCATTCATCGTGTTGTACGTCAGCGTCTCGAAATACTGGGGATACCCGGTGCCGTAAGCGTCGGACTCGGGATCGAGACGAAAGTCGTTGGTCGCGGAATCGACGTGCGGGTCGTTGACAAGATTGAGGTCGTACCAGTTCTCATCCTCGGCGATGCCGACCCGCTTGTTGGTGACGCTCGGGCCGTACTGGTTGCCATAGCATCGCACGCGCAGAGTGCTGGGTGAGCCCGCGTAGTTGACGCCGTTGGTCAACGTGCCGGAAAAGAGATTGCCGGTGACTGTCGCAAAACCAGTCCCAGCACTTTGAGCCGCGATCAGAATGCCGTTCGTCGCCGACGAGCCGTGAATCGTGTTATTGCGAATATCAACGCGGGCGTCGGCCAGGCATGAGATACCATTCGTGAGATAATCCTGGATGATGTTCTCGTTAACTCCACGTGCGGCTGTGCCGAGTTGCACGAGAACACCAGCCGTGCCTCCCACAATTCGGCATTCGCTGACATCAGAAATCGCATTAGCAAACTCCACCACCGCACCGCTGCCTGTATGAGCTTCCAGATAGCATCGGCGCACGCGGAACTGGAGCGCGGAACCCTGGACCGAGATCGCTCTAGCACCAGCGTTATTGAAGGAATTGACAACTCGACACGCAAGCACCTGATTCCCTTCGGTGTTGCTTGTCACAAGCGCGCTAGCGCGAGTCGTTGCCGTGAGATTGAGCTTCTGTAGGAGAATGAACGTTCCCGTGATACTGATGCCTCCACTCGTGAAGGAAAGCAGCGGCATGGCCGGCGAGTTGTCCGAGTCATCGAGCGACAGATCATTGGGCGTGGCGTTGCATCCCCTGATCACGATGGGCGAACTATGCGTGCCGGCCGCGCCAGGCGTCAATGTGGTCGTCGTGAGGTTAAACGTGCCGCCGACTGCGACCATCCAGAGCTGCATGCCCGGCGCGAGATTGGTCATCGCCTCGGTCGTGTTCCAGGCACCATTGGCCCCGGAATTGGTGTTCATCGTTCCGTCGCCTCCACCAGCGGCGTCAGCCCGGCAGTATCGTGTGGTCCATGCCATGGTTCACCAGTCCCAATCAACAGAGGAAACTGCTACGGCTGTAGGTGGAATGGGCGGCTCCGTGGGATCTTCGATGGTCACGGTTTTGGTCGCCACGACCTCGGTTCCGACCTTGGCCGTGATGACACGATCGCCAGCGGTGCCGGCCTCGAACGTGAAGGTACGAGCGTCACTTGCCGACGACCACGTAATCGACGTGGGCACGAACGTCCCAGCAGGCGTACCGTTATCGGTGAGATTGACCGTGACCGATGCCGTGCCGCTCGGAGTGAGCGTGTAGGTGCCAACCTCGTCAATCTCAAGCAACGACGGGCCAGTGAGCGTGAAGAAGACCGGCAGACCCGAGCGATAGTCATAGTGGCCGTAGTAGCCGCCAGGAGTGAGGTCGATCGCCGGCAGGTTCGTGGGCGTATAGGCCACCGCGAAGTTACCGTAGGCAACCTGCGCATCGTACAGGTCGCTCCAGACAGTGATGCCGCGGTTACGCAAGACGTCAATGAACCCCGATTCAGTCGATGGCCCGCCCTCGGCGATCGAGTGATCGACAATGTCATAGTCCCCATCGACGAACGTGATGGGCTGAGCGAGCGACCCACCATCCTTGCCGAAAGCGCTTTGCCAACCAGCGAAATTGTAAGTCGTGACTGTGGCCCCGATCGTCACCCGGAATGGTGCCGCCAGATTCGAATCGTAGGCGTTGTAGTCGCAGTCGAACCAGTCAATGTTCGTGAGCCCGGTATCCGTCGCGATCACCTGAAGGACATCCTGGGATTGCGTGTTCCGCGAGACGCAATGATCAGCCGCGCACGCTCCACTAAACGGGCCATAGCCGGCCTGGATGCCGGTGCCATGATTGATGATTGTGCAGTAACGCGCGACCAGATAGGCGAATCTCGTGTAGTGCTCGGCAGCCGCGTAATTCGCGGAGTTGAGGATCTTCACTCCGAAGCCGCCGCCCGAAGCCGTCGCGGTATTGAGAGCCAGTGAGAACACGAAATTGATGCCAATGTCGATCGATATGGCCGAATGCCCTGAGCCATCCAGTCCCCACGAGGAAAGCACGCTATCGCTGGCAACGCACTTGTGAACCGACCCGCCCATGCGGTTGAAGGATGGATTGAAGGGATTGGACCAGAAGATGTTGTAGGCCATCATGCCGCCACCACGCTGCTGGAAGGCGACACCCGCCGACCGGATCGACCACGTAGCGAAGTTGATCACCTCCGGCCCGTTGTTCTGGAGGTAGACGTTGTGATCAAACTGGGTACGCTCCACGAACTCCGCGTCACGATACCCACAGCGGTCGATCACGTTTTGCGAGACCAGGATGCCCCGCGTGCCAACAATATAGAGCCCCTGGACGTTCCCACCACCAACCTTGTAATTGTCGCGCACGATGCAGCGATGAATACCCGAATCGAGACATTCATACGCGTTCTGCGTTTCCCAGCCGACTTGGGAGCTATGGAACAGGCAATTGGTGAGCCAGAAGCCCTTGACGGTCTGGAAGAATCGGATGGGAGCAATACCAGCACCTTCGGTGACCGGCCGCCACTCGATGTCCCGGATGATGAAATTCTCCCAGTGTGTCGTATAGCCGGCGTGCCAGTTGATGACATTGGTCGAGTAGGAAATGATCGGCCGCGTGCCCGGATCGGCCCCCTGGCCGTAATCGTGGTAATAGCTGCGCATGATGAGCGGCGTGCTGGGCACACCATCAAGCCCATAACGGCCCGTGAGATTCGTCGAAACCGGGAACGTGTCGCCCCGGAGCAGATTGATATGCGAGCCCGATCGGAGCGGAAGTGCCGTAAAGGCTGCCGCAAGCGTGGCCTTGGGCAGAGTGGTGCTGAGGCCATTGTTACTGTCACTACCGTAGGTCGAGGATACGTACATCTCAACGCCGCTCGCCGAGAGCGCGTGCGAGTCGGTGAAGAATCCATCCGCCTTGCAGCGTGATAGGTTCTCGATGGCTGCCCCGCTCGCCGATCCGGTCGAGTTGCCGAATTCATCGGTGGCCAGACCAGCTGGTGCCGTGAGCGTCACGGTGTCGCCATACTGGACGATGCTCGCGGCGGGGATCACGTAATAGAGAATCCAGACACGCGGTAACGTCGGTGCCTGGGAGGCATTGATGAACGTGTGATGATTGATCGTGGTGGTCGTCGATCCCGCCGCGATACCCTGGACGAGCAGACCCAGTGAGTCCTCAGCGCCAAAAAGCGTGCCACTGATCGTGTTCGCGTAGATCCGCCCCGTATGGCCAGCCGGGATCGGCGTCAGCCAGGTCAGCTGAACCGCCTTGCCGGCCGTGACGTTGACACCCTTATAGTCGGCGGCGTTGCCGCCCCACTCGCCGGTGTTGTCGTACGCCATCACCTCATTGCCCGAGCCATCGGCGATCACGAGCCGATACCAGTACCGGCCGGCCGGGATCGTCGAGGTGGCATCGGTGACGAGGACAAAGGGCGCGGCGTAGTCGTCCCAGTTCACCGATAGCTGCCCGGTAGCCTCGCAAGTTGCGCCGTTCGAGAGAGTCAAGCGCAAGCCGGCGTGCCAGGGATCAACGTAGTTGGGCAGCCCATGGGTGGCCGGCTCAGGTCGCACCTTGAATAGAGCGCGGATGACGCGACCGTTGGCGAGCACCTTGGCGGAATGGAACGCGAGCGTGGCTGACTCTGGCGGCTCCTCGCTGCCAGTTTCCAGAAAGGCATATTCCAGAATTGGCGACTCGTTCATGGCAGCGCTGTCACTCGCACTCGTTCAACGGTGCCCTGCGCACCTTGCCAGAGGTTCGTGGTCAGGGCACTACTCATCTCGACCGTGAGATCAAATGTCACGGATGATGACATATCAATCGTGACCGGGCCGGACGTTGACCAAAGACGCGGCTGAAGAGATGTGGACGTGGCGGCGAGCGCGACCACAAGATTCGCGCCGACCGTGCCGCTACCGCCGAGCGTGCGGATCAGGATCGAGCATTCGATCGTAAACATATTGTTCGCGGCGCTCGTGGGAATCGCCTGAGCGCCAGTGGATAGCACCTGGGTACCATTGATCCGCAAGCGATGGGTGGCATTGCCGGGAGTGCTGGCTGGGGAATTGAAAAAGCCAGCCGCCCGAACGCGGTAGACATCGCCGATCACGAGCTTGGCGGCGGGGACTGTGCGCGAACCCACGGCCGTGGCGCTGAAGAGTGTGGTCTCGGTGATGGTGTTCGTGACGGACGTGCCGCCAGTCTGGCTGAAGTAGAGCGAGAAGCTACCGCCGTCATTCCATTGCAGGCCCACCGGCGAGGCGCTATTGGCCATCAGGATCTGGCCATCGGCACCGGCGGGAATCCGGTCCCAGACTGTTCCCGTCGCGGCGATCAGATTGCCCTTGTCGAGCGGTAGGCCGGCGATCGAATCAAGCGCCGAATCCCATGCCTGCACGTGCGTTCCGGGCACGACCGCGAGATTGGTCCGCGCCTCGGCCGCCGTGGAACCGCCCGTGCCGCCTGAAGCGATCGGGATCACGCCGGAAACGCTCTGAGCAACCCATTCCGTGTCGTAATCGGTGGCGCTATTCTTGGCCAGCACTTGCCCGGTCGTGCCGCCCACCGGCATCAGGGTGCTCTGGATCTCGCTGAACAGCTCGGCGGCTGGGCTGATGGCCACGATGTCGCCGGCCTGAAGGCTGGTGTCCACGCCCCAGGTGACGCTGGAGACACTGAGGCTGTTGCCGGAGCGGCCGGTGACGGTGATGTTGAAGAGGGGCACCTCGGGCGTGGCCGAATCATATGCCGTGAGCAACACGGGATTGCTCGGCGTGGGCGTGCCGAAGGCTGCGCCATTGGGAACGCTGAGCGTACCGCTGCCGGCCGTGTAGCTGGTCGTGAGCGTCTGGCGGACGAAGTTGAATGTCTGGTACATGGCTTTAGTTCAAGAGCAAATGGGAGCTTGACGTTGGCCTGGCTCCCGCTGGAGTTGGACCAGTATCACGGCAAGCGTGGCCAAAGAATTCAACAGGCTGCCCCGAAGCCCACCTCACCTGGCGTTCAGGGCAGCCCGCTCCCGATGGAGCACGCCGATCGAAAACGACGTGCCTGCTACGTGGTCACAAGGAAACTGCCGTAATTCGGTCGCGTCACCGCCAACGCGAAGACGCAATGGGCGTGCAGGATGTACCCCTGAGCGCTCGGGTCATACCACACCTGCACCCGGAAGCCGACCTCGGTCCCAGGCACCGTGTAGGTGGTCTCCTCGACGTGCGGCGAACCCGAGAATGGCGTCATCACGGGCTGCATCGAGATGGCATACCGATGGAACAGGAGCCCGGCATACGTGCCCGCCGCCGGCAACGGGAACTTCTGGTCGAACGCGAACTCAGCCCCGAGGCCGGAAATGATCCGCGTCCGCTGCTGCGCCGCCTCCGCCGCGTTGATGCCGACGATCGACTCCTGAATCCAGGTCGTATCGGCTAGCATCGTGGCGTAGGGGATCGGATGCGTCACGAAGAACAGGTTCGCCGGATCATTCGGCACACCCACGCCCATAAGGTTGCCCCACGCCGTCGAGAGATTCGCCCGCGTGAACGTGTCGGCACCACCCGTGATCGAGGCGTGAACCGCGAAATTCGCCGCCGTCACAAGAGCCGTGACCGTCCCGTTCACCTTCCGCGAGAGCGTCTCCAGCATGGGTTGCAGATACATCTGCCGAAAATCAAGCGGCGACCTCACCCCGACGAAGTCCTGGATGCGCCGCGCGATCGAAAGGTTATTGTTGACCGTCATCGGCACATTGGTATGTGTCGCGTCGGTGATCGCCACCGAGCCGATGCCGATGTCCGTGACATCCGCCTCGGTGATGACGGGGATGTTGACGTTGATGACTTCTCCGATCGTGCCCTGAACCACTCGCGGCACGATCCAGATCCGAGACAGCATGGCGTGCGTGAACTCGGGCGGAGTCTGCACCTCGGCTATCGCCGGGAGCACAAGCTCCTGGAATACTCCAGTCGTCGTGTTGGCCATCGATCTGGCCTCACTCCGTCAGAACGGCCGACCCGTCATTTCGCTTAAGGGCAGCGGCCAGATCTGGGCGTGTCTTCTGCCAGTTCGGTTCAACGACATCACGTCGCGTGTAGTAAACCTTGCTGGTAGTATCGCCGGATCCGCTCCGGCCAGAGCCAGCAGGAGGCACCGTTGCCCCGAGCGGACTCCTTGGCGATGCCTGATGACCCGCAGGCACGGGAGTAACGCCGAACGCCCACGAGCGAGCCTGCTTGGCTTCTTCGAGGTACTCAGCGAAGCTCTCAACCGTCGCCGGCTCCATGCTCGGCTTCAGCCCCGAGAGCTTGTACAGATCCTCAATCGAATCTGGCTTGGCGCCCGCCTTGAGTGCGGCGGCAGTAAACGTGACTTGATGTCTCAACCCATTGTTCTCAGCTTCAAGCTCGGTCATCCGAGCCGCGTGTTCGTTCGGCGAGGCTCGCAGCTTCTCGATGGCTTGGTCCCGTTCCTTGGCCCAACCCTCGGTCTCCTTGCGGAGCTTATCCAGCTCTTCCGCCCTGGCTTTCAAGAGATGGCGAGCCTCCTTCAGAGCTCGCTGTAGGTTCCCCTTCTCGCCCTGAAGCTCAACGATTCGCTGATTCTGGGAGTTGATCAGTGCTTCAGACATGATTCACTTCCCGGGCTTGGGCTCGACCCTGGCCTCTGCCTTCGGCTTGGCCGGCGCCGCCTTGGTCTCGATGCCGTCACCCTTGGCATTCACGCTGTAGATCTTGCCTTCAACCTCCACCGGCCCTCCCACGCTCTTGAGCATCGCCAGCGCGGCCGCCTTGGTCGTGTCGCTGGGGTCGGCCTCCCATGCCTTGATGCGTCCCTTCATCAGGGTCGTCGTCTCGACCGGCTCACTCTTCGCTGCCGGCTGCGACGGGCTGTCCATTTCTTGCTCCGGTTGCTTCGCCATCGTCCTCTTCCTCCTCAAGGTTCTCCTCGCCCCCACCGCCCATCGCGGGCTGTACGTCCGCCATGATCTCATTCCAGAGCTTGCGACGATCCGCGATGTTCCGGGCCAGCTCCTCGGCCTGATCGAGCGTCAAGCCACGCCGCCGGGCCAGGATCTCGATCGGATCGGCCAGACCCTGGTCAAGCTCCCACTGATCCGCCACATTGCGTTCCGAGGTCGCAATCGAGGGCCTCGGTTCAGGCCAAACACAGACGAGCTGAGGATCGCTCGCCGCCTGGGCATAACCCTCGCCACCCGCGTAGAACACACTCACCACAGCCAGGGACTTCGCCGCCAGCTCCTTCTCGGTCTCCGCGAAGTCGCCCTGACGAGCCTGGGTGTACTCGATCAGCGGCACCTGCTTCTCGATGATCGCCGCTCCGCTGAAATCCGCCGCCGCGTCCGACCGTACGATCGTGAGCGGAACTTCGAGCTCCTCGAGCGTGTTATCCGCGAAGGTCTGGATATCGAGCCACGCCGCCTCGACGCCAAGCTGGGCCTGGAGGTAGCCGATCTCCGGCTCCGACCGCATATCGCCCACCCGCTGCCCTGGCATGTTCGGCAGATGGATGAACCGCCCAACCTTGTGGAGCATCATCGCCTCGACCGGCAGATTCTTGGCCCACGCCAGAGGATTCAAGAAGGACTCGACATGCTCGGCCAGATCCGACATCTCGCGGTCGATGGATTCATTGGCTTCCCGCAAGGCAGAGCCAATCCCTCCCTCCCAGAATCGGCAATCCGGCGGCTCGTTCCGCACAAAGACGAAGGGCAGGACGCCAGGATAAGGAGTCGGCCCAGACTCCTCGGGAACCATCCGTTCCGCCCGGCGCCCGCCCGACGTGCGTCCCGTGGTCCAAGGCTCCGTGATAAAGGTCGCTCGCTCCCAAGCGGACCACAGTCGATACCGCGTCCTCATCTGGCCCAGCGAGGCCCGCATCCGTTCGATCGTGCACACCGCCCATGGGTTGACCGGATCATTGTCGAACAGGAACACCTCGAACTCGTGAGCCTTCCAGAGCCAGTACCGCAGCGGCTTCTCGGGATTCCCCGTCGCCTCGATCTGGAGGGCCGCGACATCGTTCAGCGTGGCCGCCCGATCCGCCGAGGCCATGCGGGAATTGATCTGCGTGTCCTGGTAGATGCCATCGAGAAAGTCCTGGATCGCATCGTCGCCCTCCCACACCCGAGTCGGACCCGGCTTGTAGAGCGGCTTCGTGAGCCGCCGAATCACCGTGCGGGTCAGCCGGCTGTACCGCTTGGGACGAGCATCGAAGTCCGCTTGCTCCTCGTTGGGCCGCTTCTCGAGGTGCCGCTCATTCTCCATCTGGTAGTAATCTTCGTTCGCCTGCGCCTCGACAAGCCGCGCCATGGCAGCCGGCAGGCCGGCCTGCACCTCATCGACCAACGTGGTCAGAGATGGCGTGATCTCACGAGGTGTGAAGGCGTCAGCGGCCATTAGCTTCGCTCGCATTCCAGCTTATTCAACGCAACCGCAACTGCATGCTTACGCCGTCGCATCTCTTCCAGCGTGTCACCATAAACCTCGGCTAAGCACGTAATACCCGAGGCATCAAAACACAGCACCTGGCCAACATATCGACGCTTACGGTTCCGCTTGTTTCGGTATCGATCTTTGATGCCCGGAAGCACAGTCGACATCACACACCACTCCCCAGACTCGCGAGGAAACGGATCACGCCGATCACGATCACAGCCGCAATGCAGATCCAGAACAGCGTCACCACCCATGAGGGGATCGCCACACCGAACGCATTCGCGGCCACGTACACGGCGGCCACGATCGCGATCAGAATCACGAGCCAGATGGCCCAACCGGCAATCGTCCTGGGTGGCTGGAATCCGGTGCTCATGACTCTCCCTCACGCCGCGAACAGCATCCCCGCCATCATCACCACCGTGTCCGCCAGGTCCGGTGACCGGCCAATCCGCTCGACCAGCTTTTCCTTGAGCTCGCATTCCAGCTTCCGCTCCCCGTGCACGTAGCGAATCGCCTGGATCTCCTCCCTGAGCTCCTCCCAGTGCCCGCCGATGACATGGGGAGGAATCGACCAAGCCGTACTAGGTGGCGGGCCCTCATTGACGATACCTCGATCCGATCGCATCACGACCTGTGGCAAGGCCCGAGGATCACGAATCACCGCAGCCATCGGCGCCGAGAACTGAATCGAGGGATCGAGCCTGGTCCGCAACGACCAGGCACACCGAGTACGCCGATTCGCCATTCGGTTGCCACCGGAACCGGCGCCGAAGTGAGGATACGCATCCTCGATCCCAACGGCGGAGAGGTGGTGCCCGAAATCCGGACCACACCATCCGCCACCGTCGTACACGATCATGTCATGCCTGATTCCCCACTCACCCGAAAGCTGCTTGGCCCTCACAGCCGCGGCGATCAGATCCGTCCCCGTCGATACCTCGCAGTGAAGCATCCCGAGCTTGTCGCCTACCATCCAGACCGTACGATCCCGGCCCGTACCCTTGGCAACATCGATCGCCAGACACCTCTCACCGCCAAACACGTCAGGTCGTTTCGCCATGTAGCAGAGATCGAGCCAGGAGAGCGGGATGAGCTGGTCGTAGTCGTCATCAGGGAACTGGGCGAGAACGCGCGTCTTCCAGAACAGGGACGCCTCGCCATACGTCCGACGCGCGTTCTCGATCCAGGATCGATTCGCCAGCCCGGTAGGCAGCCCATTAACGATCACCTCCTCGTCCGTCAGATGAGCGTGCGGCGAGTCGAAGGCTGATAGCTGGATCAGCCGATAGCCAGGCGTGCCACGCCGCGCCATATCAGCAATCGTGCGGAAGTGGCCAGTCGCCCGGATGGGGTTGCCGAGCAACAGGTACGACTTGGCACCAAGCGATTCAAGAGCATCCCATATCGGTTGCTCGATGCCTGAAGACTCGTCCGTGATGACCAGCAATTCGCCCCCATCCGGACGATGCCCCTGGAGGTTCTCCAGCTTCCTCGCGGCGAAGCCAATGGCATACCACTTCGGACCTAGCACGAGCATCTGCGGATTGGCATTGCCCTCGGTGATCCGGCCGAACAGCTTGATCCGACTCGTCTTCTTGCCGTACTTGATGCCGCCCCAGAGGGCGTTCACAAGCTGAGCGTTGCTCGACGAGGTCGTGACGACCATCGAGTTCGGTCGGGTGTACAGCCATCCCTTGACGATCGAGGGAGCGAACCAGGTCTTGCCCATCGCGTTGGCCGTAGGCACAACCGTGTACTTGTTCTCGACGACCGATCTGGCGATCTCCTCCTGCTTCTCCCAGAGCTTAGGGCGACCCAATACCGCCTCGTGGAAGAGCGCCAGATCATCCCGGCACTCATCCAAAAGCTTGGCCAGCCGTCTATCCCTCTTGTCCCGAACCATCAGTCAGTCCTGATCGACACCCTTGTCTTCATCATCATCGTCGTCAGGCTCATCCTCCTCGTCTTCTTCATCCTCTTCGACCTCGAAGCCCTTTTCCTCGTCCTTGTCCTCATCCACGTCCACGTCCGGTTCAGTTGTCATGTGATCCATTCCCAATGGGGAGTGTGCCTTGCTTCTTCATCGCCTGCTTACGCGCCTCGCGGATCTCCTCGGCCAATGCGATCACATCCACGCTGATCGTCGTCTCCGCATGCTGCAGATCAATGCCACGCCGCATGGCCGCAAGCTCTCGCTTGAGCTCGACGAGCTGCTGATCCCGCAGGATGCGGTATGCCAGCTCCGCATCTGTCTCGGCCGCCGAGAGAACCCGATGGACCAGCACGGCACATTGAGAACGTTGGTAGCGGGGATTCATCGCCGCAAGCTGTCTCTGGATCTCGTTGGTGACCGAGATCGTCTTCTTGCCCTGCTTGCGACCCTTGGCGAGCTGGTTGCCCTTCTCGAACGGCTTGAATGGCATGGCCTCTCACTCCTTCACACGTTCCAGGATCAAATCGAGCTTGTGTTCCACCGATCCGAACTCAGTGTGTCGCAAGGCTCGCTCCTCCTTCACAAGCTTCCGCAGCTCGAGCCTCGCATCGTCCGCGAACCGCTTCACATCCGCCAAGGCTTGGTTGTAGTGCAGTCTCTGGAAAAGCACCTGACCGAGGAGTGAGAGGAGGCAGGCCACGACGATCGCAATCATCGACCACTGCCAGACACGATTATTCGTCCTCGGCTCGGGTCTCGCTGCTCGCATCTCCGAGGTCAGGACTCTCAGGCGGTTTTCCAAGGTCGGGATATCGTCGGAATGCGTCATTGGCCCATTCCACAAGACGGCTCCGGTAAATGGCGAAACCCAGACGGAGCCGTTCGATCTCATGAGCGTGCTCGTCCTTGAAATGGGTTGATTCGTGGGTGCGACGGTCCTTGAGGTCATCGAAAATACCCTTGACCACCGTGGCAACGATCCCGATCACAGCCGTCGCGATGGCGGCGTTCTGGACGGTGTCGACGGAAACTGTGCCCTGTGCGAGCAAGAAAATGTTCATCTTCAAGCCACTTCATCATTCTTCCTCGCGAAGCGGCGTGATTCCCGGGGCTCCCGGCACCGTGGGAGCGAATTCATCCGCGGGATCGAAGATCAACTCCTCGCTCCAGTCCGATTTCCGCCCACCCGCATCGATCTGACGCACACTCAATCGCACCTCGATCAGATCCTGCTCGTACTTGAGTTCCTGACCATCCGTCACAGCCGCGATAGGCTGCTCCGTGCCATTTTGAAACTCTCGGAGTTCCCAGCCGACAACGTCGTCGTCAGTCGCCGGCGGAAGCGAAAGCTGGTAGACCGTCTTCATGCCGTCCTCCTTTATCGGTTCCACGCCAGGCGGTTGGGGTTGCCTTGGCTTGAGCTGCTTCTCCGTCTCGCGAGCATAAGCCCTCACGAATCCCCGCCAGACCTCCTCTATGAACTCCACGAGCATCGAGCCAACCTCGCCTCACACCACGGGAGGCTTGGATCTGGTCTTCACCGCCACGGGAGCCGACGAGTCGGCCGGGTCTTCGATCAGGCTCCGGATCGTGTAGGCGTCGAAGTGTGATTGCGACTCGATGTGCCGGCGGGAGATCCAGAAATAGCCGCCCTGGCCAAACTCGACCCCCCAGGAGTTCTGGCACTTGATGAGCCAGTTGCCGCCGGTCGAATGCTTGGCGCCAAGGCCGGCGACCACGGCATGATTGCCGGGCCCGAAACAGACACCGCAACAGCCTTCGATGTTGAAGTTATCGAAGCCCTTCCCCACGCAGACCGAGAAATTCATCGGCTCGCGGAGCTGCGTGGCAGACATCATCTCATCCCATGATCGGATCGGGCTGCCGACCTCGATTCGGAATCGCAGGGCCTGCTTGTAGTCCGCCTTGGAGAGCCTGTTCGGATCGATCGTGCCATACGGCACCGCGTCCTCGGTTGGCGTGCCGTAGGTCTTCATCAGCGCCAGGGCTTGGCTGATCGATGAGCCCTGATCGACACCGCCGCAGAGAATGGCATAGATGAACCACGGGCTCAGCGCTTGGTGTGGCTGGCCCGTGATCCATCGCCCCCACTCTGCAGCCGTTGAAGCCGCGAAGCCGTTGCAGGCGCCCCATGGGCCCTGGTCCTTGACTTGGATGGGTGCGTTCTCGATCTCGAAGACTTGCCATTGCTCGGGTGAGACGAGTCGGGCACGAGGCGCCGCGCACTTCAGACGAAAGTCCCTGGGCGCCGGGACTGTTCCGAGCCGGCGTAGGTTTCGGAAACGGTCGACGAACTCCCCATGCTCAATGGCCATGTCGCGCCTCCTTGCAGGCCGCGATGATGTCCGACTCCATCGGACTCTCGAGAGTCCTCGTGACCGTGCCATCCTCGGCGACGAACACGAGTAGGGGGTACCCGTGCTCGGTCACCAGGGAGGAGAGGTTCAGATCCTGGATGGCCTGCTGGTCGCTGCGGAGCACGCGCCATTGCATGCCGGATTCTCGAGCGGCGGTTCGGACAGCCGGATCGGTGGTGAGCGCCAGCTGGCCGGGTGTGGCCTTCTGAGCGTGGATGAGGTAGTACGCCCATGTTGAGGCTGGCCGCGTTTCCGACTCGGGCTCAGGTGGTACCGGAGCGGGAGGAGGAAGAGGAGCCTGGCTGGCCGAGAATCGCCGGATCGGGACTGTGAAGGTATGCCAGGCGGTTTGGCCGATAACGACCGTGGCCTTGGTTGGCTCCAGGGCCTGCAGGTCCAGGACGACCGGATCATGGTCGTCGCTTTGGGTAGGGAGGAAGCCTACCAAAAGCAATAGCAATGAACGACCGGGAGTCATTATAGGAATAATGCCTCTAGATCATCATCTCTCTATGATCAAGGAGCATAGTTTTAGTATGGCCGGTTGTCCACCCCCTGGCACGGAATCTGGCACGGAATTCATGGGATGGGGGGCTCGTGGTCCGAAGAGTCGCATTGCCGAAACGCGGGAAAGGCTGTATTTCCCGGCCCGTTCGATCAGGATCTGAAGCGTGAGATCAGTCTTCGGAACTGGCGGTTGGAGGTTCGAATCCTCCCGGGTGCATTGGGGTTTTGGGAGATCAGGCCACCTTGCTGGCATGGAATCCGGCACGGAATCACCTGATGGGACGTCGCCGAGGGGTCTGGTATCGAGCTGAGCGAGACGCCTGGTTCACGACATGGGCGGGTCGCCAGATTCGTCTCGCTGCCGGTAAGGATTCGAGGAAGGCCGCGGTCAGGCGTTGGCATGAGATGGAGCTAGCCAGTGGCCGGACCGGCCGGATCGAGGCGGGGGTGCTCTCCGTGGCCGATGTGGCCAATCTGAGGGTGGCTTGGCTCAGGCGGTACCGGGCGCCGTCGACGGCCCGGAATGACGAATGGTTCCTGTCATGGGCGGGTGGAGCCCTGGGGCAATACCCGGCCGCGGAGCTTGAGCCGCATCAGGTCGAGGCGTGGCTGAGTCGGCGTACGACGTGGTCGGCCCAGACACGCCGGAATGCGGCGGTGTGTCTCAAGGCGGCTCTGGGCTGGGCGGTGAAGGCGGGTCATATTCCGGGTCATAAGCTGGCCCGGCTCGAGCTGCCATCGCCACGGCGCCGGCAACATCATGTCACCGTGGCACGGTTCGCCGAGGTGGAGCCGTTCATCCGGTCAGAGCCGTTCCGGTTGTTCTGCCGGCTGATGTTGGCGACGGGAGCTCGGCCGAGCGAGCTGATGCGGCTTGAGGCCGCCCATTTGGATCATGGGCGGATGGTGGGCACGTTGCCGGGCAAGACGACTCGGGTCACTGGGCGGCAGATCGTGGTGCGATTCCCGGTCGCGGTCTGGCCGCCCATTGCCGAGCTTGCTCAGGAGCATCCGCGGGGCCCGATTCTACGGATGGGGTGTGGGAGGCCATGGACGAGGTCCAATCTCAACAATCAGATCCGGGCGATACGGAAGCGGGCTCGGAGGGAGGGAATGGATCTGGGGTGGCTGACGATCTATGGGATGCGTCATGGGTTCGCGACGGAGCATTTGGCTCGAGGGGTACCGTTGCCGGTGGTATCGGCTTTGCTCAATCATGCGTCGAGTGACACGACGGCTCGGGTGTATGACCATGTACGGCATGAGGACGCGGCGTTGCGGATGGCTCTGGACGGAACGTCAGGACTTGGGGGATCGCCCGAGGCTTCGGGTGATGGACGATCACGCCGGGTGGCTGATAGGCGCGGCGGACGAGGAAGTCGCGGATCGAGGCGGGGTCGACGGACCAGGTTGGGCGTTTGAGGCCGGCGCCGATATTGGCGGCTCGGAGCTCGCCGGCTCGGATCAGGACCGAGACGTGATGAGCGGAGCATCCCAGGATGTGGGCAGCCTGGTTGGTGGTCATCACATAAACAGTGGTTCACACGTGGATCATGCACCTATATTAGGCATGATCATTGAGGGATTCGTTGTTTGCTTTGATGTAGGCTTGGCAGATAGTGGGGAGGTCGTCTTCGTGGATGATGAGGAGGGCGCCGTGTTTACCTTTTTCGCGGAGGATGACGAGGGGTGTTTGGCCGGTCTTGGCGGCTTTGGCTTTGGTGGCGAGCCAGAGGGAACGGGCGGTGCAGCGGGCTCGGAGTTTGGATTCGATGTAGAGAGTATCATGTGTGGAATCGGATTCGGAGCGATCGTCGCGGCCGGAGGAGCCGGAGAGGACGTTACGTTTGGCGCCGAAGATGGCGGCGTTTTTACGTTCGGCGGATTTCCAGGTGTTGCGGTGGGTCATGGGATCACGATGCGGCCGGAGAGAGCGCTTATCCAGTGGGTCTGGGCGGCGACTCCCACGGTGACTGTGTAGGTGCCGGACGGGAAGTCGATGGTCTCGTCGAAGGGTGAGTAGGCGTGTTGGCCTCGGCGGGTGATGAACTCGGGATAGAGGCGGGTGAAGATGACGCCGCCTCGGTTGGAGATTTCGACGAGCCAGTGGAGGGTCATGTCCTCTTCGCGGTGGAGGATGTCGAAGGCGGACTGGATGCGGAGGTGGCCGGCTGGGGTGATCGAGAGGATTGGCATCTCGAGGTGGTGGGGAGCGATGATATGGGGGTTGTCGTAGTCGCTGGGGCTGGGTATGGCTTGGGCTCGCAGTTCGACTGGGGTCATGGTGCGGGCCAGGATCTTATTGGGTGCTGGGTTGGCGCCCTGGCGGATTCGGGTAGCGACGGCGTTGGCGATGAGGGCTGAGCCGAGGAAGACGGCGGCGACGAGGATGAGGCGTTTCATGGGTAGTGCTCCGTTCGTCCGGACGGGGTTGTGGGTACTATTCGAAGCAGGTCGTATACCGCATCGATTTTGCGGTTGTAGCCTGGCTCGTCTTCGCGACCCATGACCCACCAGCGACCCTCGCTTCCGATGAGGCCCGCGAAGTCCGCGGCCTCCACGATAGCGGCTAGCTCTGAGCGTAGCCGGGCATTCTCGGCTTCGAGCGTGGCAATGCGGGCCTTCAAGCGGGATTCCTCGCTTGTGTCGTGGCCGCGAGTAAAGACGATGTCTTTGCGGATTTCTTCGTTGTCTGTCATTGTGGGGATCACGCAGGTGGTGGTGGGGTTCGCATGCCTCGGTAGCCGAAGAAGTGAACGACCGGCGGATTCTCGCCATTGTTGCCGATGATCGTCAGGGTCCACGTATGATCGTAACTGATGGGGAGTGGGTATTGGGTGTGGGAGGCGTCGTAGAGCCAGCCGGGCGGGTCGGCTTCACCGCAGGCAAGCTGGTTGAAGAGGACGTTAGGCCAGCCGTGGAAGCTGGGGCCGTCTAATCCATAACCGAGGCGGTGATCGATCACGGCAGCATACTTGCAGAGGTTAATTGCGCCTGAGGAGCAGGCCAGTTCGACGGGCTTGGTCATATCGGAGAAGTAGCCGCCGCCCTTGGCGGGGTAGTCACGGACGTACCAGTAGCCGACCTTCTGGGATGATAGCTCGCAGAGCTGGACGGGTGGTGGGAGGCCGCGCGTGCGCTGGGCGTGGAGTGTGCCGGTAATGGAGCCAAGGAGGCTCGCGGTGAGGAGAGTGACGGCGGTGGTACGTGTGGGTGATGAAGTCATGATGAGAACCTTGCCTTGCCGGGCCATACCTTGCCGGGCCATACCTTGCCCAGCCATGCCAGGCCAAGCCACGCCGAGCCTGGCCAGGCCCAGCCGTGCCTCAGGTAGATGATAGTGGGAGCATTGAGGAGAACCTTGCCTTGCCAGG